TGTTAGATGTTTCGGTTGCCGCTCTGCCAAAGTAGGTAAACTGCTCTGCAACAGGTTTCAATGGCTCATTCAGTTTACGGGCGTTAGCAATCTGCTCAAGTGACGGTGCGTTCTCTGCTCCGTACTTCTCACCCTCTACGACAGCCTGTTCCTGTGCGCTCTGCATGAAGAAACTGGTCATCTGGTTCATGCCCTTGGACAGAGCGTCCATAGGTGCGGACACGTCTCTAAACTGTCCTTCTGGAACAGCGACCTGCAAGCCTGATGATTTGTAGCGTGGTAACTCAGCCATGTCTCAGTCCTTTTAGTTCCCGCCACCGACAAACCCAGGAGGGCCGTAAGGTTGTGCAACTGGTGTGGTTAATGATGGCATCCCACCAACTTTCATAATGTTAGCTCCAGTGCTTAGAAGCGTTGTCCCTGCACTAATAAACCCTGCGGTTGCCGCTGCCTTCCCCTGCGCCCTTAACGAGGCTGCTGTGGTCTCTCCACCAAGGAAGGCAAGCTCTGCGTTCATCTCGGTCATCTGCTTCTCTTCAATGCCCTGACCAAATGCGTAGTTGGTCAAAGCCGCTGCTGAGCCGCCGAACGGATCAATGCTACCTGCACCTGCACGGGCGCGAATCGTTGCTGCTGTTGCAAGTGTCTTTTCAAGAACCTGTACGCCCTGCTGACGGTATTGCAGTTCCTGTGCCTTAGCCTTCATCTGCTCTTGCTTGGCTTGAGCATTCAATGTCGCTTGCTGAGACAGGCCACCAGCAATGGAACCTACTGCGCTGACAACCGAGGACAACCCAGCCAAAGCCGCAAATGTTCCAGATGCACCGATTGCACCTACCGCACCTAAGATTGGAGCTATAAAAGCCATGTTATGCCCTTTCCAAATTAACGCTTAGGCGGTAATCCAAAAACAACAATGTCATCTTCAATGGTTGCGTTTGCGTCACTGTTACAGAACCCTCATAATCATAGCCAAGCAACGGGCCAACACGCTTCAACCCAGTGAACTCTGCTACCGCTGTATCTAGCACTGCCGAATCAAAAGTCCTAAACGGCACTTCAACGGAGTTAACCGAAGCATTCTGTGTCTTATAGAACTCAGCCTCAACCTCAATAATACGTTTCTTAAACCCACGCATATTCCCAACTTGCAACCGAGGCTCAATAGGCATCGTTGCTATCGTGACAGTGTAGTCCTGACCGACCTGATATGATGTAACAGAGGAACGATCAAACGTGACCAACCCACCGGATGATGCAACTTCGTCACTAAGTACCACGCCATCTGTAATGACTTTGACAGTCTTAGCCGCAAAGTTAGTAGCCGTTACGTTGGCTGCCGCTCCACCAGAGACTGCGTTGTCCAAGGTAAAATCATTGCTGAATGTCTCGACATGGTACTTCACAACGCTATTGATGGTGCGCTGCACAACGACATAGATTGTGCTGATGTCTACGGCTACAGCCTTGAACAAACCATCCGTATCAAATGTTGATGGAGCGATAATGTCTGCTGAGCGAAGCACGGAGTATGCAGTAAACGTGCCGTCTGTGTTGACCAGCATCAACAGATCTGATTCGTCTGTGTTCGTAGCACGTCGCATAGCCATATCAACGGGCGTGTTAATCAGATGTCCAGACAGTAGCGATATCTTGTTTGAGACATAGCTGGCTTGAGTATCTGTGTAGATAAACTCCTGCACCATCTTGCCGCCGCGCTGGATATAGATCGTGCCAGCCTCAAGTCCAACAGGACGTGTGCCTTCAATAGAGCCATTGCGGGTTGCAATACGGACAAGGAACGTACCCGGCGTGATTGGATCACCAAGTCCCTGTGGCACGTAGAACTCGCCACCAGTCGTGAACAGTTGCAAGTCACGTCCTGAGTGAATGTTTACGATTGCATTGAACTGGTTAACGTCGAGCGTTGCTTCTACTGCATCGTCATCAAGGTTCGTTTGCTTGTCAAAGTTAAAGAAGTCACCGACACGGCTACCCCAAACAGTTGATGGTCTGTCACGGGAACCCCCGAAATATAACCGTCCTTCATGAAAAGTCACACTTCTGGGATAACCACGGGTAGCTGACCATACATCTTCATAGCCGCTTTCAGTCTCCCAGCTACTAGCTGCGATTGCACCTGTGCTAGAAAACGGAACTTCAACGATAGCCCGAAGGACAGTCGTGCTGACAAACTCGATAACTCTGGCTCGACCATAGGAAATTGTATTATTGACGTATTGACCGACCAAAGCAGCGGTAAACACTGCCGCACTCGCCGTCAGCGTAATTGTTCCAGTTGTAGCAGATGGCGTAAGCGTAGCAGCAGGGGTCGCAATCGTAAGTGAAAACGCATATTTGGGAATGTAATCAAACGACAGGTTCGAGATTGTCCATGTTGCGTCTGTGCCGCCACGAACCATTTTCTGAACTGGCATATCTTTATGCGTAAAGATAACCGTATCCGCAGACTGGGCGTAGTTAAGATTAGCTAATCTGGCTGATGTTAGTTCGGTAGCGGCTAGGTAGTCGTTGCCTGAACCATTGATATTCGTAATCAGAACGCCAGCCTTGTAGACATAGATGCGCTGGTTGACGATAGCGAACATATACGAATCGCTAGTCGAGAACTCAAACGGAACTAGAACCGCACCATCAGACGCACTTGATGGCAGAGCATGAATGAACTTCAAGCCGGGTCTACGACGCACACCGCCCTGTGGCAGAATTACAACATTTCTAGCGGTCTTCAGGCCGGAGTAATACTGTGCAAGATCAATACGACCACGAAGCAGCGGATCAATTTCGCCTACTGTAAAGTTGGTCTGGATATTGATTATGCGGGTCATTAGTACCTCACGGCAACAAGGCTAAAGTCTTCAATCATCTGAGGCGGATGATTCTGACCGTCAACCATAGTGGCCTGTCTAAAGTAACCGCCACGACCGTTCTCACCAGAACCGATAGCCATGTTGGCCCAGTATTGGCTCTTGCTCATCTGGTCAGTGACAGGCTCTGCAAAGTGCCAGCACAGATAGTACTTCATCAACTGGACAAAATACTTCGGCATCAGGTCTTCGCTGACATCGAACTGATAGTCGATATAGACAGTGGTGTAGTTGGTCTGCACCATGTTGTTCATAACTTCCCAGTCAGTGACTGGACGCGCACCTGGATTAGCAGAAACGAACAAAGCCCTTGGGCCTGACAGCATATCGCCGGGGAGCTGATACTCGTACTTCCATTCTGTAACCGGAGTGCTTGCGAGTTGAGCTAGTTGGACTTTCTTGTAGCTGAATGTCCAAGGGTACATTGTAAGTACCATTGCCTTGATGTCGTCATAGAGTCGGTCGGAGATCTGAGCAGCATTAGATCCGTCAGTGAAGGATGTAATGATGTTGGTTCCGAGCATAATAAGTGCGTCGTTGACGATTGTGAGTTTGGTGTCACCAGTTGCCAATGGAGTTCTCCTTCAACGCAATATTAACGCCTTATATATTATTCGTACACAAACAAAAAGAGGGGGATTTCTCCCCCTCAATTAGCACCAGCGGTTCAACGGAATTAATCCGTATCAGTCGCCGAGATAGTCGTACCATCAGCGATGTCCACTACGCCAGCCGACGTAACGCTATTCACGTAGGAAATAACGAGCGAAGGGGTCGTAGCATCGTAGATGAAGATTACGTCACCGACATTGACGAGGGTCGCTACTGTGTTGAAGTACCCAGCAGTATTGATCGTCGCCTGTGTGTCAGTAGACTTGTAGGAGTAAAGAGACGGTGCGTTGCCAGACTTATTGGCAGCGATCGTGTTCCAACCTGTCGAAGAAAAAGCCATTGTTCAATCTCCTTTATGCGGTTTCGCGGCAAGTGATCTTGACAATGCCTTCATCGTCAATCGCGATTGCTCCAGCGGAGAACATACCGTTTACAAGGTATGAGGTCTTCTCTGGAACATAGTTGATTTCGGTCTTCATATTCATACCGATACCGAAGCCAACAGCGTCACGATGATAAGCGAAGCATACACGGTCAAGCGAGCCGTCGATTGCCAAGCCACCTTCAGCACGATCACCGATCATGGTGAACTTGAAGCCCAAGAATGTGTCGATCTCACCCGATACGAGAGCGCGTACCGAGTTGAAATCAGCAGATGTAATGGACGTTTCGCCGAGCAGGGACTCAAGACCCGAAGCCGAAACAAGGAAGCAACGACCGTCCATAGGAACATTGTTCTTGTCCAAGAGACGCTTTGCATTGCGGAGCTTGGTAAGGTTCAGGTTGGTGTCAGTGCCACCGATGTCATTGCTGACAGTCAACGATGTGCTGGAAGCAGCAAGTGCATCCAATACCAACTGATCCATACGACGACCGATTGAGCCGGAGACAACCTGGACAAGCTCACGACGCTCATCGAAGTTAACCTTCGCCTGATGGAAGATGTCGCTGTATTCAGCAGCATTGTAGTCGCTCATCGTCGCAGTGACCTGCGAATATGTGATGTTGAGTGGTGTTACATCCGTCTGAGGAACCCGAAGTGTGGCAGAACCTTTGCCAATCTTAGGGAACTTTACGGTTGAGCCTTCCACGTTCTGACGTTCACGGACGAGACCAGCAAGGAGACGTTGCCCCTGATATGCTTGCTTCACTTCCGCATCGAAGAGCGTGACAAAGGCTGAGGAAATACCCTGTGCCATGTTAAATCTCCAAATTGCGTTTCATGTGATAAATCGTTCGTGATTGTCCTTACGGGTCACCCAACTAAGTATCCGGTCGTATCTAAGATATGATTGTCGGACGGAGGACAATTAAATCATCCGTCCGATGTTGTCAATTACGGTGAGTATTGCTGGTCACCAAAGGCATTCTGGAACATATTCTCCACCTTGCGTGTGAATACCATGTCCTTGCCGTACTTTGGATCGCCGACCATAGCGTACAGATCATCCTTTGATACTCCGGTATCCGGTGTTACATCTGTAGTCGGGATCGACATCTCACCTGATGCCTGTCTGATCTTGTTCAATGCAGAGACAAAGGCTGCCGAGGTAGATGCCTTGGCGATTGCATTGGTTTCCGATTCATTCAGCACAGACCTGCTCAGTTTGGTTAGCCACTGGTTGTTCGCCTGAATAATATCATTGGCCCGATTGCCGAGCTTCTTGATTTCCGCATCACGATTGATAGTAACTTGCTCAAAAGCCTGACCAGCCTCTTCAATGTAGATAGAAGCCAGCTTGTCGAACGCATCCTGCGAGATTCCGAGTTCCTTGGCTGTCGAGATGTAGCGTGACAGCATAGGGTCATCATCAGGAACATTCAGGTTCTTGAACAGGCTTGCATCGTAGTTGCCATCCTTTGGCGGCTTGTGTTTGCCCTGAGAGAACTTGGTTCTCAGTTCCTGATAGGACTTGGCAAGGGCTTCTACATCTGGCCCTTCTTCTTCTGACCAGAAATTTTCAGGCCAATAGTCCGGTCTGACGAGTGGTTCATCTGGTTTTTCAGGTTCCTCGGCTTTTTGCGCTTCCAGTTCCTGTGCGGTGAGTTCGCGGTGAGGCACTTCAATCTCTGCCGCCACTTCCTCTTCCTTAGTTACTGCTAACAGGCTCTGGTTGTCAGCAGTCTCGCTGGCCTGAGTTGTCTGTTCTTCTTCAATCATCTAGTCCTCGCTCGTTTTATACGCTCCTCAATTAACCGAACAACAGAGTTCTGGCCTTCCCTTGCATAGCCATGCGAAGCATCTTCACCCGGAGTCCAAGTTGGCTGCTCAATAGTCTTATTGCGTAGGTCGGCTAGAATAATCTGTCCTGAGTCGGTACTGAACACACGGGCGTAGTGTGCATCCATTTCTGCTAGATGGTCTTTGCCTTTGACGTTGGTAACGTCACCATCAATATCGTTCCAATCCATTACTGCAATGCCCTCATAAGTGCTGGTTGGTTACTAAGTTGCTCTGGCCCAGCAGGACTTTGTTGCTGAGGCATAGCACCCTGCTGCTGCATCTGCATCTGCTGTGCGGCCTCTGCCATCTGCTGCATGATCAGCTCACGCTCGTCTGTTGTGGTAAGAAGTTTTGTGGGGATACCAAGTTTGTCAGCGATATAGTCGATAATCGCATCTTTCTTGATAGCAATCTGCGCTTCCGGCCCCATAGACGCTGTGATCTGCATAAACTGCAACAGATCGTTGAGTTCGTCCATGTTCTGAGCCTGAGCCAGTGGCGAAATCGGTACTACCTTGACCTGCTGACCATTAACCTTGAGAGGCATCAGGATCAGACCAATTTCATCCATCAGGTACAGAATACGAGATACGATTGGCAGCATTGCCTCGGTAATCAGGCGACCAAAAGCCGCACCAAGGTTCTGTGCCAACTCGTTTCTACGCTGCACTACTTCGGTAGCCGACCGGGCAGACATATTATCCGGCGGTAGGGTGTCGTCGAGCAGCATTTTCTTAATGTTCATCCGCAGATCGTTCATAATAATCTGCGAAACATTGAAGTCTGACGCTTTTGTAAGCGGCATCAGGCTTGGCCCCTGTGGCCCACCATTACGGGCAACCGGAATAATCGCTCCGGGCTGTATCTTGATGGTCTGTACGTTGATTACGCCATCATCTGCCGCTGTATATACACCAGCAACAGCCAATGCAGCGTTCTTCAAGACCAGTTCAACGGTCTTGTTGAGGGTCTTTACGTCTGGCATAGCCGCAATCAACGGGCCACGACCATAGACTTCGCCAGCGACCTTCATATATCGCGCTACAATCCAAGGAGAGACATTCATCGTGCGGTAGACAAGCTCAGACTTACTCTTCTCATGGATCACATGATAGCAGTAGATGTTGTCCTGCTTGTTATAGACAGTAGCTTCCAACAATTCGATGTCTTCTGTCGGCTTCTTGTCGATCATGGACTGCAACTGTGCAGGGATCTTGGCATCTGCCCATTGCAGACTGATTGCCTCACCCTTCACACGCAGTTTCCGATAAACATTGTCTACCGTTCCTTGCGGCCCTTCTTCCAAGCTGACCAGATATTGCGGAACCGCTGTAAATCTAATTGGAATTGACTCATCACCAGGCTGAATGAGCATGACAGCCGTACCAACAGATAAGTCCAGTAGAAATTCCGACATCGCCAGATCAAAGTTAGTTTGTCTGAGAATAGAGAACATTTGTTCATTATATGCGTCCAGAACACGTTGGATCTCCCCTCTACGCTCAATCGGGATCTCGTTGCCAGCCTGTAATCTGCACCACGCACGATATGGAGGAAACAGACTGGACTGGATTTTGTTAGCAAATCGCTGTGTCGAATGAATGGCGGTCGAATCGAAGACCTTGCTCATCTTCTTTTGACCGGGTACGCCACCTTCATAGAAGCCATCATACAGATTGCGCTGTGGCAATGCGTATTCATAGCATTCCTGATAGATTGTACGCCACTCATCCTTGCGTGAAGATGCAAGCGATGAACGCTTCATAATGTTTTCTACGCTCATCCTTGCCATAACTTAATCCTTAATCACCACCGCGAACAAGCAAAATGCAAGTCACGCTTGTTGAAACACCGCCACCAGTTACCTTTGGGCGAACGTATAATGGTTCTGTGTCAAACGCTGCCATACCAGCAACAGTAAATGAGACTGCACCAGCAGCATTCCTCTTGGTAGACGCGACAAAGTTAGTCCCATCAATAGAACCGTCAAACTCGACTGTTGCAGCATTGAACGTGCCTAGTACCTGGGCTGTCAAATGATGCTTGCCGTTTATAAAGATGGCAGTCCCGACATCATTGTTAGCCATACCAGTCCACGTATATACAATCTCGCCATCTATAGTTGCATTCGTATGCTGGATCGTAGCCATAGTTATTTACCTTTGCTGGGCATTGATTTACCGGAGGGTTTTGACTTTCCAGCGGATGACATTGCCATTGCGATAGCCTGTTTTTGGGGATACCCCTTTTGCATTTCGGCACGAATGTTGGCAGAAATTGTCTTCTGCGAAGAACCTTTTTTCATTGGCATTACTTCTTCCCCTTCATAGACGCACGAATGTTATCAACCATGTTCGGATACGGACGACCAGCCTTTTTAGCCATAGCCTTGGCAGACGCTTTCTGCTCAGGAGTTAGCTTTTTGCTAGCACCCAATCCTTTTGGTCGAGGCTTGTCCCATACTTCTGCCATGTTCAATCCTTCATATTCTTGATTCTAGCACTGAGAGCAGCCGCCTTCTTCTTTGCATCAGCACTTGAAGATGCGCCCCATGCCCTAAGAGCTAGTAACTTTCTGGTCGGTTTGCCCTTCTCGTCGAAGTCTGGCCCCTTAACTCCTGCCATTCTCGCCAAGAAACTAGCCTTCCGTCCTAGTGCCTCACGACTTTTAGGCGCCCTTTTCATGGGAGCCTTCAAGTTAGCGCCTTCAGTGCGCTTGAAATACGCCCGTCCGGCAGCATTCATGCCACCTTCAGGGTTCTGGTACTTCTTGGCAACCATTGGTTACGACATCCCACTCAGGCTTGTCGATAGTCCAATTTCAGGGCTGAGACGCTCAGGGCTGAGAAGCTGACGCATACCACCGTACTGACGGGCTCTCATGGATGCTGCCGTTGCTTGAGCAGCTTCAGACTCTTGAGCAGCGATGCGCTTTTCTTGTTCAGCTTGCAATTTCATCTGTGCCTTTTGAGCAGACGTATCAATTTTCGGTGCTTTTGGTGCTAGAAAACCCATGATTGAACCTCGTATATACATGGCAATCTACACCGTCAGGGGTATATGCCGTTAGAGTTGCCTCATAATTGAACCCGATTAGCCCGGCCCAACGCATCGCTGGACTATTATCATTTCTGACAACAATCTGCAAACGTCGTAAATAGGACAGTTGTGTCGTATAAGATACAAACATCTTGGCTTTGCGTGTCAGGTCGAGTGCGTTTTGCTTGGCAAGGTCGTCACTTTTGAACATCCATAGTTCATACGTGTTGGGCCAGAGCTGGAATAGACCAGAAGACAGGATGATCTTGTTGTCGATCATCACTGTCATGCTGGGGTAGGCGTCGGCATACGACTGGATACGCTCGTTAAAGTCAGGCAAAGCCGACGCTGCTCGGCGATCAAGGTCAGATAACTGCATCATGTGGATGTGTCCGTAGTGAAACGGCACAACTCTTATCCTGTCGCTCAGATTTAACTCCGCTATGAAGTCATCCGGCACGATCATGCGAAGATCTCGAAGTCATGGTTGGCTATTGTTGACCTTGGTTGCGATCTACCCATCATATGACCCCGTGTCAGTGTCCTAAATTCGCCACCGCCTAGCATTAAATAGCCTTATGCGTCCCCGATATGCGAGTGTTCATTCTTGTTGGGTGCATCTTTGAACCTATCTGTCCCGCCACCGACACCAACCCGCTTGAAATGGTAGCCACCAGCCAGTGATTTACGCAATCTTTGGCAGTCATGTGCCACAATTATGCCCGGTTTGCCATCAATTAGCCTCTGCATTGGCAGCGCACCAGCTTCCCGACGCACCATAAAGTCATTGGATGCCGTAGGCTGGGCATTCAATCCGAGTGTTTTGAGATAATCGAACGCTGTAACCTCAAAGATCCCGTCTCTGGCAACACCAGCAGGATCTCCCCAGATGAATATTTGCGCTTTTGGGAATCTTGTCTGGATGTCATGGATTAAAATCTGCCCGAAACGCTCCAGACCCATGCTGAATGACACGATTTCATGCAGGATATGCCACCGACCGTTCCTCATTTTCTGTCCAATGACTGCCGCTGGCGTCAAACCAAAGTCCAATCCTACCTGAATCGGCACACTAGGGTCGTAATCCAGTGTTTCTACGCTCATCAGGCTGTCCATATACTC